TAAAAAAAAAGAATTTTTTTTTCGCTTTGAATGACCAAACTGTTATGGTTCGTAGTCATAGCCCCAACGGGGCACAGATGGACGTGGTGGCCGAATGTCTACCACGTTCCACCTATCTGACGACATCTTACTAGTGTCTGGGGGGTGATTCGCAAAGACGAAGACGTGAGGATATGGCATGACTACCATGGCACACTCGAACTTGGAGCTTGCGAAGCAACCATTCTTAATCTCTTCGATACCCTGGTACGAGATGAAATCGTAGGAAACCCGGGGTACATCGAAGATTACGATATCTGGGAAGAACCCGTTCTTCTCTTCGTACTTGACTATCATGTACTTCATGTCGGACGCCTTACCCGCACACATAACACAACGCAAGTTCTGAACACACCAACGAACCATAGAAGACTTACCCATACCTCCGTCCGGCTCCCAATACCAGTTAATGGTACGGTTATCGGGCTCCTCCAACATGGCAGCTCGACAGTCGAGTTGCCACCCATAGAGGTCTATCGTGGGAAGCGGCCTAGGAGGCCGCAACGTAGACCCGGGGACAAGATTACCGTCCTTTGAACAATACTCGATGTTGGACTTACGGTCACCACGAGCAACTTCCCAGTGGATGCTGGATGAGAGACCCAAGGACATGGGACGAATTTTCTTGGAAAATTCCACATACCCTTGGAGGTGAGGTGTATTATTCTCGCCAACCTCGAAACCCGCGATCCACTCGGAACCCTGGAACTTGGAACCAATGGCACTGATGTCGGAATCGGTGTAATTGTTAAGTGTGAAGCACCACCTCTTAGCAGGATTCGCTCTCTTAGGACGAGACGAATCCACTGACGATGTTTCGGAGTCCAAAATCTCAACAGTCTCAGAGTTAGCGGGGGAAATAGTATTACCCCCCGCTGGAACCACTGGAACCAAGGAGGTCATTTTTGTTAGGGTTGAGACAAAAAAATTCTGGTGTGACCAAACCAACTTGGTTTCGACACCCGACTTTTTTTTTAGTTAGGCAGTTTCAACCACCATACCATGTATGGAACACCTCCCTCAAAACGTCAACGTACTATTCCTATGCGGGGCGGTAGGACTACTACTCGCCGCCGCACCAACACATATAAGAAGAAGGTTGCTGTCAAACCTACGAAGGCTGTTAGGATCAATAAGTCTAGAATCGATAAGCTTGAGCAGAAGGTCAATGGACACGTCCAGAGAGGATACCATCGGGTCAAGCTCGCACGAAATCCGAACGGATGGACCTGGGGACCCCAGGCACCCATCCTTTGGGCACTAAACGACTTCTACAACTACGACACCGCCACTAGCGGCACCGGAGTTGTGTACTATCCCCAGTACGCTGGTGCACAACCTAACATCACTACGAACGCAACAGCCATCGACCGCTGGGGGAACTACCTACCCGGTCAGATGCTGGGACTCGCTCCCGAGTACCGCCAGTGGAAGGACCAAGGCTTCGCACAACCCGCGAAGACTGGGTTCCAACCTTTGTACACCGAGATTCGTGTCGGTGTGAACAGAACGACCTGTGATCAAACACAAGGTGATTTATGGATTCGCGTGGACATCTTCCAACCGCGAAAGTTATACCTGGGATCTTCTGGTGGTGCTGACCCCAAAAACTACAACATGCCAAACGCACTTGGATCTCTCCAAAATCTTGCGGTGACGGGCTATTCGAAGAATTCCATGAACCCGTCACTATGGTACACGAAGACGAGGTGGATCAAACTCCCCGCAGTTGACCAACCCTCGCGGAACGTCATTACAAACTTTGTGATCCGTTGCGGCTTTCCAAAGAAGTTCTTGCCAGTCAACCTGGACGTAGACGCTACGACTGGTGCTGGCGAGCCATTCTGGCAAGCAATGGATCCACGCCACATCAAGTGGTGCATGTTGAGTCTATCACAGAACAGTGTCAACCAGACTTCAAACCCTACCCCCGAGATTACCATGACGAGAAAGGTGGTGTGGAGGGACTCCAGGGGTACTGAGATGTGAAGCCGCACTAGCAAGCGTAAACATGTCACTAACCCTAACCCTAACCCTAACCCTAACCCTAACCCTAACCCTAACCCGGTTAGGTTAATCATAAATAATAATAATATTCGCCTAAAAAAAAAGAATTTTTTTTTCGCTTTGAATGACCAAACTGTTATGGTTCGTAGTCATAGCCCCAACGGGGCACAGATGGACGTGGTGGCCGAATGTCTACCACGTTCCACCTATCTGACGA